GACCACGACCTCATCACCGGCAGCCGCTGGGACGCCGGCCATTACCGGTCGGTGGGCGCCTGCCCGGAACTGCGCTTCGAGCCGCTCAACGTCCACCGCCAGTGCGTGAAGTGCAACCGGAACCTGTCGGGTAACGCGGTCGAGTACCGGATCCGGTTGGTGAAGCGCATCGGCGCCGACCAGGTGGAATGGCTCGAAGGGCCTCATAAGCCCCAGCGCCTGACCATCGAAGACCTGCAGGCCATCAAGGCCCTGTACAGGCAGAAGCTCAGAGACCTGAGGAGGGCGGCAGCATGACCTGGACGATCGCAGATACGGCCGGCGCGTTGCTGCTGGCCATGACCATCGCCTCCACCTGGTGCGTAGTGCGCGCCAAGACCATCGAGACACGCCGCAAGAAGGAGAACGGCCCATGCAACTGAACAGCGCGCGCCAGGCGTGGCACGACTGCCTGCATACTCCATGGGACAGCCAAGGTGTGTTCATCGAGCAGCTCGGCCTGCTGGGCACCATGGTCCAGACCACCGAGAAGCAGCGAAAGGCGAGCCATGCCGTGCACCAGGCCCTGGCCGGCGGCGTGCAGGCGGCTATCGGCCAGCTCGCCGGCAGCATCAAGGCGTTCGGCAACTTCATGTACGCGCCGCGGCTCGATGCCGACACCCAGGAGGATGCCGAAGAGGCTGTGTTCATCATGGTGCAGCAGCGCTCCCCGCGCATGACTGCCGCCAAGCGCGAGAAGCTGGAGTATGTGGTGAAGGGCGTCATGGCCCGGTACCGGTACATGCACCAGGGCGGCCAGTCGGCAAACCCCGACCCACTGGAGTCGCCGGAAGGCTTCCGGGCGTGGCTGGTGGCGCACTACGACGTGAAGCTTGAGTCCACCAACTGGGAGCGTGACTGGGCCGGATTTGTGCGTCTGGCGTTCGAGTGCTGCGAGGATCTGGACAAGGCAGCGCTGAGTCCTGTTGCAGCCGCAATCAACGAAATGCGAAGGGCCGCTTGAGGCCCTATTGCGTTCCCGTTCGGCTGGTGGCATGATTTCGCCATTCTGATAATTTTGCCTTCGGCAAACACCCCCTTAAAACCCAGCCCTCGTGCTGGGTTTTTTCGTATCCGCTCCCCGAAAGGGAGGAATCGAGATGGCCCATATGCCAGAGAAAGATCCATCCTTCTGGGTGATGGTACTGACCGCCCTTAGAGAGAACGGCCTTGCGATGGGCCTGACATTCGCCCTTACCTGGCTGCGTATTCAGTTCGACGGACAGGAGACGCGCCCAGTACGCCAGCTGATTGAGGCCACGCTTGGCGCTTTGATCGTGATGGTGGTTGGCCTGACCGTGAAGGAGTTCGGCCTCAGCATCGCCTGGTCGTTCGCCACTGCCGGCTTCGTCGGCGTGCTGGGCGTTGAGCAGGCTCGCCAGCTTGGCAAGCGCTGGGCGGAGCGGAAGGTCGAAGGTCCTTAACCCGCGCCACAAAATCATGAAGTGCCATTTCGTGGCGCGAGGGTAGTCCCATGGCATCGGTAACCGCACGTATTGTTTGTCGCCATCGCTGGTTGCTCAAGTTCTACCTGGCCGGAGTTCTCGCCATGGCGCATCTGACCGGTCGCGAACCATGCCCTGAGCGCTTCAGCTACTGGTTTGGTCGCGGCATCAAGATCGAGGTTCACCCTGAATGACCACCATCGCCTACAAGGATGGCGTGATCTCCTACGACTCCCGCCAGACCCGCAGTGGCTCCATCGTTTCCGATGACTGCCAAAAGCTCACTGTCGTGGATGGGGTAAGCTTCTTCCTGTCCGGTGCCGTGTGCGATGAGAAGGCCCTGATTGCGGCCTACTTCGGCACGCCTTCGCCTGTTCCGGTCGAGTGCTCGGGCTATGTGGTGGATGGCGGCAGGCTGCAGATGGTCGGCCATGACGACAAGACTGGCGTATGGCGGCAGGACCTCGACCCGGCCAACCCTGACGCGATCGGCAGCGGCTCGGCCTATGCCCTGGCAGCGATGGACATGGGTGCAAGTGCTGAAGAGGCAGTACGCGCTGCCATGAAGCGGGACATCTACACCGGCGGCAAGGTTCGCACAGTTCGAATCTCCCGCGATCAGTAAGGATTCGACATGAGCACCAAGCAACCCGACTGGGAGGCGATCGAACGAGCCTTCCGGGCCGGGGCGCTTTCCATCCGCACCATCGCTGACCGAAACGGGGTGAGTGACACCGCGATCAGGAAGAAGGCCAAGGCCTTGGGCTGGGAGCGGGACCTTTCCGAGCAGGTCCGCAAAGAGGTTCGCAACAAGCTGGTTCGCGGCGAGGTTCGCGAAGACCAATGTGCGAACCCTGAGCGGGACGCCGAGATCATCGAAGAGGCGGCAGAAGAGGGCGCGACGGTTGTTCGCAGCCACCGCCGCGACATTCGCAAGGCCACGAACCTTGCGAACCTGCTGATGGATGATCTGATGACGACCATCAAGCATCGCGAAGAGATCGAAGACGAGATCGAGCGCGATACTGCTGATGATCAGAGCGGTTTCCGCCGTAGCGCGATGCTTGGGGCGGTGAGTCTTCCTAGCAACGCCAAGACCCTTTTCCAACTGTCCTCTGCCATGAAGAACCTGCAGGTGCTTGAGCGCACCGCATTCGGCTTGGACGACAAAGAGCAGCCGAAAGACGCCGACGAGCTGTCGCAGCTGATGGATGAACTCTCGAAGGATGCCTGACCATGAAGCCCGAGCACATGAAACTGCTCAGGGATCGGTTTTGGCGGCTGAACAACCTGTACTTCATCACGGACAAGCAGGGCAAGAAGGTCCGCTTCCGCATGACGCAGGAGCAGATCGACTACTTCCAGGGGATGCACACCCGCAACATCATCCTCAAGGCTCGGCAGCTGGGATTCACCACGCTGGTGTGCATTGTCCAGCTGGATGCTGCGCTGTTTGAGGCTGCCAAGTGCGCCCTGATCGCCCACACCTTGAACGACGCCAAGCGGCTGTTTCGCGAGAAGATCAAATATGCTTATGACCACCTTCCCAAGGAGATACGCGCTGCCAACCCTGCTCGCAACGATGCTGCTGGTGAGCTTGTGTTTAGCAAGGGCGGATCGCTCTACGTGTCCACATCCTTTCGGGGCGGGACTCTACGGTATCTGCACGTATCCGAATTCGGGAAGATCTGTGCCAAGTTTCCCCACAAAGCCCGAGAGATCGTCACCGGGGCATTCGAGGCCGTCGCCGCAGAGTGCTTTGTTACGATCGAGTCGACGGCGGAGGGCCGGGCGGGCTACTTCTTCGATTACTCGCAGAGCGCAGAGAAGCAGCAGCTGGCAGGTGTTCCCCTGGGCCTGCTCGACTGGAAGTTCTTCTTCTTCAGCTGGTGGCGGAACCCGCTGTACTGGCTGGACCCGGCCGGAGTGGTCATTCCCGACCGCCTGACCAAGTATTTCGACGACCTGACCGCCAAGCACGGCATCGTCACCAACCAAGGCCAGCGCGCCTGGTACAGCGCCAAGGAAAAGACCCTCGGCGACGACATGAAGCGGGAGTACCCGTCGATCCCTGCCGAGGCATTCCAGCAGACGATCGAGGGTGCCTACTACGCCAAGCAGTTCACCAAGCTCTACGCCGCCCAGCGCATCGGCAAGCTGCCTGACAACAGCCACCTGCCGGTGCACACCTTCTGGGATATCGGCGTGGGCGACTCCACGGCCATCTGGTTCGTCCGGATCGTCGGCGAGGAGTACCACATCGTCGATTTCTACCAGAACAGCGGCGAAGGCCTGCGGCACTACATGAAGGTGCTGAAGGATCGCGGCTACGAGTACGGCGAGCACTGGGGCCCCCACGACATCGACAACCGGGAATTCGGTAGCGACGGCAAGACTCGGCGCGAACTCGCACGAGAGGGCTACGAGATCGACGGACAGCGCTATTCGCTGACCTTCCAGGTGGTGCCCAAGCTCGGCGTGGACGAAGGCATCGAGCAGGCTCGGGAAATCCTCCCCAACTGCGCCTTCGACGAAGCCAAATGCGAGGAGGGCATCACCGCCCTGGAGAGCTACCGCAAGGAATGGGACGACAAGCGCGGCTGCTGGAAAGACAAGCCGCTGCATGACTGGTCATCCCACCCTGCTGACGCATTCCGCTACTTCGCCGTGGCCAAGACCAAGCGCTCCGTGGTCAAGCACGTACCCATCACGTTCACTTTCTGAGGCCACCCATGCCGAACTTCATTCCCCGGGCAGAGTACTCGGAGGCCTTGCCCGGCTGGCAGCTGGTCAAGCGCTGCGTGGCCGGCGCCCGTGAGGTGCGCAAGCACGACGAATACCTGCCGATGCCGGACCCGGAGAACAAATCACCGGAGAACCTGGCGCGGTACAAGCAGTACAAGAAGCGAGCGATGTTCCTGAACATCACCGGGCGCACGCGTACCGGCCTGCTGGGGGCGGTGTTCCGCAAGACAGCCGAACTGCAACTGCCCGCCGGCGTGGAGTACCTGAAGGAGAACGCCAGCGGCGACGGCACGAGCCTGGAGCAGCTTTCCAAGGATGCTGTGGGGGAGTGTCTGGATGCTGGTCGTGGCGGCTTCCTCGTGGATTTCCCTGCGGTTGAGGGCGTGTCCTCGATGGCGGACATGCAGGGTCGGCGAGCCCTGATCCATCACTACGACGCCGAGTCGATCATCGACTGGGACGAGCAGGTGGTCGATGGTGTGAAGCGCCTGGTCTATGTCTGCTTGCTGGAGTGTGTGTCCGTGTTCAGCTCGGACAGTTTGGAGCGCACAACCAGCACCCAATATCGCGTGTTGCTGCTGGTTGATGGCCGCTACGTCCAGCGCATCTACGGAAAGGACGGCGTCAACTACACCGAATTCTCGCCGCTCGACAAGAACGGCCAGGCCTTCGATCACATCCTTTTCAGCTTCTACGGCTCTCAGAACAACGACGCCAGCGTCGACAAATCGCCTCTTGAAGACCTGGCTGATGTGAACATCCTGCACTACGGCAACAGTGCCACGGTGGAGGAGAGCGGCTTCATCAGCAGCCAGCCCACGCTGTTCATCACCACCGACATCAGCGCGGATGATTTCGCCAAGCTGAACCCCAACGGCATCCACATCGGCTCTACCCGCGGGTTCAACCTCGGCAAGTCCGGTGACGCAAAGCTTGTCCAGGCGGCCGAGAGCCAACTGGCCCGCACGTTGCTCAAGGACAAGGAAGAGCAGATGCTGATGATCGGCGCCCGCATCGTCCAGAAGGCGGGCGGAGCCGAGACGGCCGAGGCCGTGCGCATCCGCTACAGTTCGGACAACAGTGTGCTTGGCACAATCGCTGGCAACGTGTCTGAGGCCCTGAAACGGGCCATCCTCGACGCCGAGCGCTTCATGATGGGCGAGCCGGACGAGGAGGGGACGGTCTTCTGGCTCAATCAGTCGTTCTTCGACGAGACGATGACCGCCCAGGACATCCTGGCCCAGGTCCAGCTCTGGCAGCAGGGAATCATCGCGAAGTCCGACCTGCGCACCAACCTGCGCCAGGGCGGCGTGCTCGAGGCCGACCGCACCGACGAGCTGATCGACGATGAACTGGCCGAGCAGCCGCCGGTGACCGGCGACGACACCGGAGGCGGTGAGGATGAGCAGTGACGGCTACCTGTCGGACGCAGCGACTCGCCACCAGGTGCACGTGCAGCGCTACGCCGGTGGCAGCCTAAAGCGCCTGGCCAAGTTCATCACCAAGGCCATCAGCACCGCGAAATCCCGCGTATCAGAGGGATTGAGCCGTTATGGCACCCAACGGTACGAGAAGCAGATTCAGGAGCTACAGGGCGAGTTGGCGGGCGTATACGGCGAGATGAAGCAGCAGGCCGTGCTCGACCTGACGGAGTTCGCCGGGTACGAGGCTGAGTTCAACATGACCCTGTTGGGCAAGGTCGTGAAGACGGTCGTGCAGCTGAACAAGCCGAGCATTGAGCAGGTCGCCGCAGCAGCGCTAGCCGATCCGATCGACTTGGAGGTCGGCAAGGGCCGGCAGCGAATCAGCATCTCCGGTGCGCTCGACCAATACGGCACCAAGAAAAGCGCCGAGATCATCAGCGAGATTCGCGTTGGCTCGGCGCTTGGTGAGACAACTGGCCAGATCACCCGCCGGCTCACATCACTGGGGATCCAGCAGCGCGACCAGGCCGGGGCGCTGGTGCGGACCATGACCAACCACATCGCCAGTTCGGCGAGGTCGCAGGTAATGGCCGACAACGACGATATCCTGAAGGGGAAGCGCCGGGTCGCCACGCTGGATGGCAGAACCACGCCGCTCTGCAGGGCCCTGGACGGCACAGTGGTGCCCATGACCGCGCCGTCGCCGCCATTCCACTGGAACTGCCGAACAACTGAGATACCAGTGCTCAAGGACGAGTTTGCCCGGGAGATACCCGGTTCGACTCGCCCAGCGGTAGGCCCTGACGGCGCCGAACAGGTCAGCAGCAAGACCACCTACGGCGAATGGCTCGCACGCCAGCCGGCAGCGTTCCAGAAGGACGTGCTCGGGCCGGCGCGCTATGAACTGTTCAGCAAGGGCGAGCTGACCATCGACCGCTTCGTTGACGATGACGGTAGAACCCTGACCCTCAAAGAGCTGCGCGAGCGCGAGCCGATGGCCTTTGATAAGGCGGGTTTGGTATCGTCCTAGCCCCATAATGGATTATGAAGGTAGCCATGATTTACAAGCCGACCGTCTCAGAAGAGTACGATCTAGAGATTTATCTCTACTACTACAAGTGCGCTTTAGACGCAAATCAACCAGATGCTGCCGAGTCGCAGCTTGCGAAGCTAAATCAAACTATCCAGAAATCAATCTCTAACGGTCGAATGGATAGCGATTCGCAGGCGACCTTTGAATTTCTTGTCGAATACCCTGACTTGTATGTTCTGGCCAAGCAGTTCGGGGCAGGCCTGGGGGATTTGGTATCGACTGCTCGTGAACAGCATCCATATGGCCCTGGTGCTGCTGATGTTATACGAATGGTTTATGACTGCTAAAAGATGAGATTTACAGACCCGCTTCGGCGGGTTTTTTTATGCCCGCAGGCAGGGCCTGCTCAACGTCTCTGGGAGACAGCAATGACCTTGAAATTCCAACTGGACAGCCTTGAAGGCGTAGATGAATCCATCCAGGCCCTGTACGTCGAGAAGGACGGCAAGTTCGTCCTCGGTATCGACGGGCTCCCGCAGCAGGAAGACGTCACCGGCCTGAAGGCCAAGGTTGACGAACTGCTCGGTGAGAAGAAGGCGGCCGAGAAGGCGCGCAAGGAGGCAGAGGAAACCGCTCGCCTCGAGCGCGAAGAGGCCGCCCGCAAGTCGGGCAACGTCGAGGAGCTCGAAAAGTCCTGGTCCGAGAAGTACGCCCGCCGTGAGGCTGAGCTGACCTCCCAGCTCGAAACCACCAACAGCACCCTGCAAGGCCAGATCCGGGATCTGACCGTGGGGCGCACCGCTACCGAGATCGCCACCAGCTTGGCTGTCCCAGGCAGCGCCAAGGCATTGCTTCCCCACATCGAGCGCCGGCTGAGCGTCGAGCAGCGCGACGGTAAACCCACCGTTGTCGTGCTGGACGCAGCCGGCAAGCTCTCGGCGGCAACGCTGGACGAGCTGAAAGCAGAATTCACCAACGATCCGGCCTTTGGCCCGCTGATTGTTGGCAGTAAAGCATCTGGCGGCGGGGCCGGGGGTGCAAAAGGTGGCGGCGGGGCCGCGCTGAAACGTTCCGAAATGTCCTCTACCCAGAAACGCGAGTTCATCGAAGCGCACGGGCAGAGCGCCTACCTCAAATTGCCCAAATAGGGAGTAACACATGGCTACCACCGTCAACTCGGACATGATCGTTTACAACGATCTTGCCCAAACCGCCTACCTGGAGCGCATCCAGGACGTGATCGATGTCTTCAACGCCTCGTCGAATGGCGCCATCGTGCTGAATAACGAGCTGATCGAAGGTGACCTGCGCAAGCGGGCCTTCTACAAGATCGGCGGCGCGATCGGTCACCGCGACGTGAACTCCAGCGCTACCGTGACCGGCTCCAAGATCGGTGCCGGCGAGATGGTCGGTGTGAAGGTTCCGTTCAAGTACGGCCCTTACGAGACTACCGAAGAGGCCTTCAAGCGTCGCGCTCGCTCGCCTGAAGAGTTCTCCGAGCTGGTTGGCCAGGACTATGCCGACGCAGTGCTGGAAGGCTACATCCAGTACGCGATGGCCGCCCTCAAGGCCTCGATCGGTGCGAACGCCAACATGGTCGCCACCGGCAGCTTCGCCACTGACGGCAAGAAGGTTCTGACCAAGGGCATGCGCAAATTTGGCGACCGATTCGGACGTATCGCGCTGTGGACCATGGATTCGGCCACCTACTTCGACATGGTGGATCAGGCGATCAGCGAGAAGATCTACGAAGAAGCGGGCGTGGTTATCTACGGCGGCCAGCCGGGCACCATGGGCAAGCCGGTACTGGTTACCGACACCCATCCCGCCGAAACCATCTTCGGTCTGCAGTCCGGCGCGATTCGCGTCACCGAATCCCAGGCCCCGGGCTTCCGCTCGTACCCGATCAACACCCAGGAAAACTTGGCGATGGGTTTCCGCGCCGAGGGCACCTTCAACCTGGATCTGCTGGGTTACAGCTGGGCCGACGCAACCGGCGGCATCAACCCGAACCTGGCCGCTGTGGGCGCTGGTGCCAACTGGGCCAAGTACGCAACCAGCGATAAGGCCACTGCTGGCGTGCTGATCGACCTGGGCACTCCGTAATCACGCATCGGGCGACTCGTAATGGGTCGCCTTGGAGATCATCATGGAACTGATCTACACCGCGCAGGCCTCCGGGTTCGAGCCGGGTAAGCGCTATCGCAATCCTCAGCACTTCGACCGCCCCGAGCCTGGCGTGAAGGCGGTCGTGATCGTAGGTGACTGGCCAAAGGTGGCCGACGCCTACGAAGATGCTGGTGCTGAAGTGACTTTTGTTGAGGCGCCGAAGCGTGTGGCCCTCGTTGAAGGCCCGGATCAAGCTGAGCTTGATCGCCTAACTGCAGAGCTGGCCTCTGTCGGGGTGATCGTCGAATCCTTCGCTGCTCAGAGCCTGGAGCGCCCAGAGGGCGAACTGGGCGAAACAGCAGGCCGCCTGTTCCAGGTGCTGGAGGCCGTTAATGCCGGCGTCGCCAGCCTGCAGCGTGAGCGCGACGGTGAAGTGCAGAAGGTTGCCGGCCTGGAGCAGGAGAAGGCAGAGCTGCTGAAGCACATCGAATCTCTCAAGGCGGCGAGCGCTGATCCCGAGGTCGAGGCGCTGAAGGTCAAGCTGGACCAGGCAGGCGTCACCTACCGCGCCAACGCCTCGAAAGAGTCGCTGCAAAAACTGGTCGACGAGCTCGACAAGAAGTAACACCGGGGCTGCCGCCCCATTCATTAAAGCGGAGGCCTGATGGCTATCTACATCACTGTGGCCGACGTGGATACCATCCTCGGGGCTGTCTGGGCGCCTGCTGAGTCGAAAGACGAGGCGGTATTCGAGGCCAACGCCTACCTGACCGCGCTCAACCTGGTCGGCATCGACATGGACGACATTCCCGACGATGTGACGCAGGCCGGCGCTCGGCTGGCCAAGTGCGCATCCCAGGGCAAGCTGTACCAACAGCAGACCGAGGGATCGCTTGAGGCCAAAACGGTCAAGGCTGGCTCGGTATCCACCAGCAAGACCTTCGGCTCGATCGACAAGACCAGCACGGCCGCACAGCCGGCCTGCGTGCAGCTGGCTCTGGCCCTGCTCACGCCATGGCGCAGCAATCCATTCGCCTTCCGCGTGTCGAGGGGGTAGGGCATGGGCCTACGCGACGACATTCAGGCCGATCTGGCCGAGGCCTTCGACGATGACCTAGCTGATGCCGTGTCCGAGTTCACCGGCACCTACATGGGGCCCGGCGTCTGGGATCCGGTCAGCGAGACCACCACGGCCCAGCCGGTGAACTACACAGGGCGCGGAGTGCTCGACAGCTACGACAGCCGGCGCATCGACGGTCTGAACATCCTGGTGGGCGATGTGCTGCTGATAGCGCTGGCCAACGAGGTCACCGACAAGCCCGCAGTTGGCCACCAGATCACGGCTACAGACCTGATCACCGGCCTGCCCGTGACGTACCGCATCGTCAGCCCAGGCATAGACCCGGCCAAGGCGCATTACGAGATCCAGCTGAGGAAGTGACTTATGGCCAAGGGGAGAGGGTGGAGCACGCCACCAAGTGCGTTTGCCGGCGTGGTTGAGGATGCGCTGACACAGCGATCCAGGGCGATAGCCATGGCGATGCTTGGGGAGATCGTGCTGCGCTCGCCGGTTGGCAACCCAGACCTCTGGGCAAGCCCTCCGCCACCAGGCTACTCGGGCGGCAGATTCCGGGGCAGTCATATCGTCAGCATCGGAGCACCCGTCTACACCCAGACGACCAAGATCGACAAGAACGGCGCCGAAACCATCGCCGAAGGGCAGCAGCAACTGTCTGGACTTGAGCCGTTCACCGTCATTTTCATCCAGACGAACTTACCCTACGCCGAAAAACTAGAGGACGGCCACTCGACCCAGGCGCCCGGTGGCGTCTACGCGATGTCCTTCCATGGCGTCTCGCAGGCCTACTCATGACCTTTGAACAAATCCGGGCCATTGTCACTGGCCGCATGGCGCAGTGGGTGGGCATTCCCGCATCTGCTGTCGACTACCCGAACAACCCGCAGGGGCCGTTCGACCCGGCCGGCAAACCAATCTGGGCCAGGCTGGCGGATGTTCCTGGCTTGGCCAGCGCGCCAGAGATTGGCATCGGCCCGTGCGTGCGCCGCACAGGCATCATCGTGATTCAGCTGTTCGTGCCTACCAACAAGGGCACCCTGGCCATCGCCAAGGCCGCCGACACGCTGGTGCAGCACTTCGAGTTCTACAGCGACCCGACCGGGCCATTTGAGTGCCATGCGGCCTCGGCCAACACCATCGGCGATGACGGTCATGGCTGGTATCAGGTCAACATCAGCGTGCCATACCGGGCTTACTGAGCCCGCCAATTTCTGCCGAAAGGCAACCCAACACGCAGCCTAGGCCCGTACAGCCGAACGGTGGATGTTCGTTCATCCGTCCGCCCCGGCTGCGTTTCTATTCGCCTGATGAACGAGGTGTCACAGATGATCGAGAGCAACGTCATTCCGTTTCACTACCAAGGCAAAGCCGTGCGTTTCAACAGCGACGGGTGGATCAACGCCACGGACGTAGCCAAGCGCTTCGGCAAGCGCCCGGTCGATTGGCTTCGCCTGCCAGCAAGCATCAGCTACCTCAAGGCTCTGGCGAGAGCACTGGGCCTGGACACCGAAGTGGGAAAATCTCACTTCGGTCTTGTCGATGCAGTGAAGGGCGGCAAGGGGCAGGGTACCTGGCTCCATCCAAAGCTGGCCGTTGCGTTCGCTCGCTGGCTCGACGATGACTTCGCCGTATGGGCCGACCTGCACATTGATGCATTGCTGCGCGGAGAGCTGAACGAGAAGCAGCAATTTGACCGCGCCTGCCGTGCCCTTGACGACGCGAAGGCCGTTGCAAGCCTGAGCGGTCGTGAGCTGGCCCGCTGGCGCAACAAGAAGCCAGGGCTCGAGCACCAGGTCGAATACTGGCGCGACCAGTTGCAAATGACCCTTGGGCTCGACGCGGCCTGATCCAAGCCCAACCAATGCACCGCCACATGGCGGTTTTTTTACGCCTATCGATAGGAGAAACCGCATGTCGAGCGGAGCCAAGGTCCAGCTGGCCTGGATCAAAGAAGTAACCCCGGGCGTGACCCCGGCCGGCGACTGGAACGTGCTGACGCGAATCAGCAACGGCCTGATGCCGACGTTCAACTCGGAAGAGAACAACGAAATCGGCTTCACCCGCATGTCGCAGGGCACGGCCCAGACCACCGTGGACGTTGGTGGCGATATCGAAACCAAGTGGCGCTTCGGCGCGCTGGACGAGTTCATGGCCTCCTGCTTCGGCAAGGCCTGGGCCAGCAACCAGCTCACCATGGGCGACGACCGCATCACCTTCTCGATCGCCTCCTACGCGACCGACATCGGTGTCTCGGCAATCGCCCGCGGCGTGCAAGTCGCCACCATGAACTTCGATTTCCCGGGCGACAACGAGGTCACGGTCACCACGACCATGGCGGCGCGCGCCTGGGATGACAAGGGCGACAACACCTCTTTCATCATTAACGCCCAGCCAGAGGCCAGCCAGCGCCGATTCAGCTTCAAGGACATCAGCGGCCTGAAGATCAACGGCGTCCAGGTGGGCGAGGACAACGCCTGCGTCGACAGCTTCAACCTGCAGTTCGACAACGCCGTTCAGACTCAGCGCTGCATCGGCAACGGCAACCCGTACCCGGGCAACATCATCGCCACCACGTTCACCCCGTCCGGTGCGATCACCATCAGCTGGTCGAAAATGGCCTATGAGCTGTGGAAGGCCCAGAAGGGCAACGACGCGATCAGCTTGGAATTCACCATCGGCAACGCAGATGGCGGCTACCAGTTCTTGATCCCCGAGATGGAAGTTACCGCTGATTGGCCTGATGGCGGCTCGACCGACATCATCCAGGTGGAACTGAACTACACGGCCCGCCGCGTGGCGCCGACAATCACCCGCCTGCCGGCGCCTATCGTTGTGGCTGCCGTGGATATCACTCCGGCCACCCTCAGCGTGGCAGTGGGCGAAACCGGCGACCTCGAGGTCGTAGTCACCCCAGCCGGTGCAAGCCAGCAAGTCACCTGGACCAGTTCCGCCCCGGCCATCGCCAGCGTGAGCGAGACCGGCCTTGTCACCGGCCTGGCCGTAGGCACGGCCACCATCACGGCCACCAGCGCTGCAGACGGCACCAAGACCGACACCTGCGCTGTCACCGTCACCGCTTAAACCTTTGCCCGGCGCGCCCTGCGGTGTGCGCCGGGCCTTTTACCGCAGAGGAATACCATGGGCATCACCATTGCAAAGAAGCCTAAGCTGGACATCAACGGCGAGCGCTGGGTGCACTTCAAGGTCGGCGCCAATGGCCTGGCCGTGAAGTGCGACAAGGGGCCGGACACTGCCTCGATTCTGGTCGCATCCATCGCAAACCCTATCTACAAGTCGCACCAGGCCGTGATCCGCCGGCACCTCGCCGCGCTGAACCAACAGGCCGGGGTTGGAACCGCTGGCTTCACCGTCGACTCCATCCCCGATGTCGAGCTCGAAACCGACGACGACCTGTTCATCGACCTGGCTGCGAAGCACCTGATCAAGGACTGGCAGGGCATCGATGTCGAAGAGCGCCCGGGCGAGCCAGCCAAGTACACCCCGCAGCTGTGCAAGGCGCTGATCGAGCAGCTGCCCAGCGTCTACTTCCTGGCCCTGCGCACTGCCCTGGACATCGCCAAGCGCATCGAGGAGCAGGCCCAGGCCACTGCGGAAAAGCAGTAGCGGCATATCGCTGGGGTAGGGACTGGGCCGGGCCGGAGAACGAGAAGAAGCGCTGGAAGCATGAGCGCCTCGGGCTGAAGGCCCAGGAGCCGCCCGAGATCGACGATGTGGTGGCCGAGATCCTTGAAGCCTACGGTCACATCGGCCGGTCCCGACAGTACGTCGGCATGGTTGGTGCGCCGGCCCCGATTGCGCCGTCCGCCATCGCCGAATACCTCAACCGCTACCCCTCGGTGATATGCCGCGAAGAGTTCGACACCGCCATATTCGCCCTGGACGACGAGTTTCGCCGGCGGTGGGATGAGCAGCAGCAAAAAGAAGCTTCAAGCAATGGCCATCGAAAACGATAGGGGTCATTGCTCTTAGTAGTGTGCGCATAGTTTTGGTGCTTCCTATTGATGATGGTAAATTGCCTCCTTCAACCAAGGAGCCGACCCATGAAAAATGGAAGTATCTTCGCTGCGATCGCCATTGCGGCAACCCCTGTGTTTGCTAGCGCAGCCGCCGAATCAAGCTCCGTGTCGATGAGCTTCGAGAAATGCCAGGCAGCTCAGGCGAACACCATTGCTCAGCTGAATGTTCCGCCTGACGATATCGTTCACATTGTGAACACCGGTGTTATGACGATGACCCGAATCTATGTTGAAGATGGCAGCGTGCTGATCACATGCAGCGGCCCTGACAACAAAATGGTGATAACTAAGTCCTCAGAAGGGCGTTGATGGTGGCGTCACACAAGTGATGGTAAATTGCCAACATCATTAAGGAGTCGGTATGGAACCTATCTGGGGATTGATCTTTTTCTTGCTGGTGTGCGCTGTTTCGGCCGTGATTGCTAGCAAGAGAGGAAACAGCGCGATCTTGCATTTTCTGATCACGGCTGCGTTGGGTTTTTTGTTCACCGTAGTCGTCATCAAGGCAACTGGCGGTAGCGATGGATTCTCGGCTGGGCTAGCAGGCTTTGTTGGTGGCTTAGCGGGTGTCCTCGTTGCAGCAATGCGACGATCTGACTCAGCGCGAGCTGAACACTCTGGGTCCAGTGACCGTTTCAAGAAGTGCAAATTTTGCGCAGAGGTCGTAAAGATCGAAGCTATCAAGTGCAAACACTGCGGATCAGATTTGTCCGGGTGACTGCATCGTTTAACAAAAGACCGCCTTTAGGCGGTTTTTTTATGCCCGGAGAAAGGTATGACCCAGGAATCCCGCCTGGCGGTAACGATCGACTCGCGGGGCGCAAAGCGCAATGCGGACGACTTGACTGGTTCGCTGCAGGACATGACGCGCGCGGGAGATGCCGCTGCGACATCGGCTGACAGCGTGAGCAGCAGCTTGGATGATCAGCGAAAAGAGCTCGCTCAGTTGTTGGGCCAGATAAACCCAACGGTTGCTGCCTTGGGTCGTCTCGACGATATGCAGGAAAAGCTGGCGAAGCTGAAGAAGGCCGGCGTGGTCGAGAGCGACACGTTCGTCGAGTACACCCAGCGCATCAATACGATGCGAGAGGCTCTCGGTGAAACGACGACCAGCATGAACAAGGCCGGCATGTCAGCCAAGGCATACCAGGCAGCCCTGCGCGGGGTGCCTGCCCAGTTCACCGATATCGCGGTCAGCCTTCAGGGAGGTCAAGCACCGCTTACGGTCTTCCTGCAGCAAGGCGGCCAGCTTAAGGATATGTTTGGCGGCGTTCTTCCAGCCGCCAAGGCTCTTGGTGGTTATGTCCTAGGCCTGGTGAATCCGTTCACAGTGGCGGCCGCAGCAGCCGGAACGCTGGCCTTGGCCTACTACAAGGGCTCCGAGGAGTCGGATCGGCTTACCGATGCGATCATCCGAAACGGAAACGCTGCTGGTACCAGCTACAGCGAACTGGCAGGGCTTGCAGAGCAGGTCGCTGCTACAGGCGCGACGGTTGGCGCGGCATCGAAGGTTCTCGAACAGCTTGCCGGGGCCGGTAACGCCCTCACTCCTATGTATGCGCAGATCACCAAGGCATCACTGGCCTGGTCGAAGCAGACCGGGGAAGACGTTACCAAGGTGGTCCAGTCCTTCAATGAGATCGCTAAAGGTCCAGTTGAGGCGGTGAAGAAGCTCGATGCAGAGCTCAACTTCCTTACTGCAAGCCAGTACGCGAACATCATCTCTCTGGAGAAGCAGGGGAGAACCATAGATGCCGCAAGGGCGGCGACCGACCTTTATGCCACTGCATTGAGCACCAGGTCGGCAGAGATGGAAAGCAATCTCGGCTCCCTAGAGTCCGCCTGGCAATCCTTGGGCAGCTTCGCCAAGAAAGCCTGGGATGCGATGCTGGATGTCGGGAGGAAGACCACTCCAGAGCAGGAGTTGGCTGACGTCTATAACCAGATCGCCGAAGCGCGCAAGACCATCAGCAAATATGGTACTGCCGCGAGCAGCCTGATGGGCGTAAACCCTGACAGCCTCAAGGCGCTCGAAAAGCGAGCGACTGAGCTACAAGGTCGTATTGCCGACGAAGCCTGGAAGGCGTGGGAAGGGAATACCAACAGGTTTGTTCAAGACGCCGGCAAAAAAGGCGTGGACTTGATCAACTCGACGTTCACTGCCGCGCAAACCCAGACCCAGAAGCTGCAGAAACAACTGGAGGATCTCGACAAGGCCCGTGCCGATGCGATGGCGGCGGGTGGCTTCAATTCTGAGCAAGAAACAAAATACGCCACAGCCCGGAAGAACATCGAGCAGGAAATCGCGGACATCAAAACCCGCGAGGCGAAGAAGAACGCTCCGAAGAACGTCAACCGTGGCGTGGCCGAGGCAGAAAACACGTTCGCTCGCCTGTATGGCCAGTACGACCCAGCAGCCCAGGCCGCCCGGGCGCTGACCAAGGAGCAGGGGCAGCTCGACCTGGCATTGAGCAAGGGCAAGATCACCCAGGAGGAGTACAGCAAGGCGCTGGCCCAGGCGTCGATCAACTACGCCGCCGCCATCAAGGGCGCCAAAGGCCTGACCCAAGCCGAGGAATACCGGGCGCAGCTCCAAAAACAGCTGGACAATGACCGCGCCCAGTACAGCCTGGATGCAGCCAGTGTTGGCATGGGCGACCTGCAAACGCAGCGCATGCAGCAGCGTGTTCAGCTCGAGCAGCAGACCAACGATCGTATCCTGCAGCTGCGCACCGAACTGGCAAACGCCACGACGGAGAAGCAGCGCCAAGACCTGCAGACGCAGATCGACCTGACGAACGAGTTTCTACCGCAGCAACTGGCAGCGCTCCAGGCCGGCTGGGCGCAGATGGACCAGGCCATGCTCAACCCTATCAACGGGTGGACGGCAGCGGTGCAGAACTTCGGCAACCAGGCGCGGGATATCGCCGGGCAAACACAGTCGATCTTCTCCAGCGCGTTCAACAACATCTCCACCGACATCACCGACGCGATCATGTCCGGGCAGCTGTCCTTCAGCAACCTGGGCGATATCGCCGGGAACGTGGTTCGCGACATCCTCGCGGGCTTCGTGAAGATGGGCGTGCAGATGGCGCTGAATGCGGCGCTGAACGCCACGCTCGGCACTGCAGCAGCCAGCCAGAGCATGATCCTGGCAGGAACCACGGCCACGGCCTGGGCGCCGGCGGCGGCGATGGCATCCCTTGCGACACTTGGCGCCAACTCCGTGCCTGCTGCTGCCGCGCTGACCTCGACCACTGCCCTGGCATCCAGTCTGGCTGTGATCCCAGGCTTCGCCACCGGTGGTTATGTGTCCGGCGCCGGTACCGGCACCTCCGACAGCATCATGGCCCGCCTGAGCGACGGCGAGTTCGTGGTGAATGCCGCGGCCACCAAGCGCAACCGGGCGCTGCTGGAGGCGATCAACTCGAATGAGCGGGTATCTGTGGCTGGTGGTGGCGGCTCGGTTCTATCGACTCAATCGGCCGGCAGCACCCAGGCGCCCGTGGTCACTCAGCCAAACGTCACCGTGAACCTGATCGAAGACCGGTCCCGCGCCGGCACGGTAGATCAGCGCACTGGCGACAACGGCCAGCTTGAGATCGACGCCTTCGTGGCTGACATCTGGGGTGGCGGCGAGCGGGCGCAGGCAATGGAGGCGGCCTACGGGCTGAAGCGAGCTGCTGACTAGCGTGGTTCTGAAGGCTGGCATAACGTCATCATGCATGATTAGACTGAACTCCCATTCATAGAGGAATCCTCATGGAAAATAACGAAGGGCAGGAAGAGCAGTTTGATGATGGCGTTGACCGGGATTGGTTGCTTCAGCATCTCGTGACCACTGCCAACCATGAAAAGAACTTCAGCCAACCGATCACCCTTTGGGTAGGTGGAGGCATAATCTCGGGGTTGCTAGTCTCGGGGCGCAAGTATTTCGAGGAATACAGCAAAGAATTCGCTAGTCGTTTTCATCCCGATGACTTCGAGAAAATGCGGGACATGATCATTGGTCTGGGGCATCCATACTACGAGAAGGTGGAGAAGCCCATAGTCAACGACGTTATGTTTATTCACCTTCTTGATGCGACATTTTGGTCGCCATCCGGATCAATCCCGTCCGGAGCTGGAAACGGTGTCACTTGGCGCGGCCGGATAAGTCAGATCACAGGATACAGCCTCGGCAAGATAGTAAGAGGCGAGAAATAAGAGAGAGCCCCGATAATTCGGGGCTTTTTTATGGGCGTCATTCGGCGCAGACCCGCAGTAAATCCCTCCCAAGAGAAAGCCATGACCACAGAAAACGACGAGGCCGAGACTGGGCCAGGCACGGCTGTGCCCGAGCCTGTCGCACCGCCTGACGAGAAAGAGCTTCTGCAGCAAAGGCGAATGGCACGCATCGAGGAAGCGCTGGGCCTCAGCCCTCTCACCTAAAACGAACCTCAGCTGAGGAACGGCAATGATTCAATACCCGGCAGAATTGCCACTTCCTCTGCAGGAGGGGTATGGCCTGAGCACGGTTGATCCGATGCGGGCTACGCCGATGGTCACCGGGCGGTCGCGGTACCGGCTTCGGCACCGCTACGTCCCGACCGAGGTTCGGTTCAACTTTAACTTCAGCCAGGCAGAGGCCGGGCTGTTCGAGGCCTGGTACGCCCGAACCATCAACAACGGGATGGAGTGGTTCGAGATCCAGTTGCAGACGCCGGCTGGATTCACGACCTATCAGGCGCACTTCAAGAGCATCCCGGCCGGGCCGGAACTGACTCAGATCACTCGCTGGCGGTACTCGGCAGTCGTTGAGCTGAAAGAGCGACCGCTGATCCCGGCCCCGTGGGAGCAGTTCCCACAGTACTGGCTGCACAAAGACATCATCGACTTGGCAATCAACAGGGAGTGGCCTGAAGCATGAGCCTGATCGAGGAGTGCTATGCCTCGGGAAGGGGCGAGCTGGTCGACACCATCGAGGCGCGGGAGGAGGGCGGCACAACATCGCACCTCTACTGCTCTGGCTGGGAAGACCGGGTATGCACCACCGAGGACGGTCGCACGCTGACATTCATCGCGATGGCCATGGACCTGGCCCTGCCAAAGAACGACAACAGCGCGTTCCAGAATCTGGTGCTCGGCCTGGACAACGTGACCGGCGAGGTGCAGGAGGTCGTGGAGGAGGCCAAGGCGGCCGACGACCGATTCATCATCACCTTCCGCCGCTACCTGGCCGAAGACCTGACGTTCCCGCAGGAGCGGTACCGCATGACGCTGCTAAGCCGGGAATATGAAGACGACGTGGCCAAGCTCACCGCCGGCTTCTTCGACCTGCTCAACACCAACGGTCTGCGCACCGTGCTGACCACCACCTTGGCACCTGGCCTGAAGTACCTCTAACCATGATCGAGAAATTCATGCGCGCCCCGTATCGCGAGGGTGCACGGGGGCCTATTGCCTTCGATTGCTGGGGGATGTGCATCACCGTTCGCCACGAGGTGTTCGGCCTTCCGCTGCTGCCAAGCCTGGGCGCCGTGGGCAAGAACAAGCTCAGGGCCAACACAAGCGCTTATCACGATCTGCGCCAAGGGATGGAGGAATGCGCCCCGGAGCCTGGGGCTATTGCTGCCGTGTTCCGCGGTTCGCTCTGCCTGCATGTTGGGGTGGTGGTTGAGAGCGAAGGGCGCCTGAAGGTGCTGGACACAAACCCCGGCGGCGCCTGCCTCCGGACGACCGGCGAGTTCGAGGCCGCCCACCCGAAAGTGGTGTACTACCGATGATCGAGTTCTATCCGAACAAGCTGAGTGACACGGCGCCGCTCGGCACCTGGAAGACCGACCGCCGTATGTCCATCGAGGAGTGGTTGAAATCGCTGGCGCCGTCGTATGAGCGCCGGGAAAGCCCACCAATCAGCATTGTGCTCAATGATGAGCTGATCGAGCAGCGCCTGTGGCACAAGGTGAAGTTCAAGCCTGCTGACCTGCTGCAGATCTACCGGGAGCCTAAGGGCACCGACCCGTTTTCCATCACCTTCGCCCTGTTCAAGGGCGCCAAGGCGGTGCTGAAGTCGATCATGCCCAAAATGCCCGGCATGCCATCCAGCGCCGGCACTCAGCAGGGCGACCCGTTGACCGAGGCCAGCGCAAAGGGCAACAAGGTCAAGCTGGGCGATCCAGTGCGCCAGATCGCCGGGCACCAGCGGGTCTATCCGTCCTACCTGACCCAGCCGCGCCGGGCGCACGTAGCACCGCGTGACCAGCGCGTGGAAATGCTGCTGTACATCGGCGAAGGCGAGTACGACGTGCCGCTGGCCAAGGTGAAGGTGGGCGAAACCCCGCTGATCTCCCTGGGCGCAGACGCGAAGTTCACCATTTACCCTCCAGGCGCAGACCTGTCTGGCGACCCGGCACACATCAACTGGTTCAACGCCCCGGAAGTCGGGGCAAGCTCAAGTGGTTCCGCTGGACTTGAGCTGACGATGGCCACCGACCTCACCAGGTCGGCCACGGCTTCCGCGTATCAGTTCGTCGGCGATACGATCAGCGTTCCGGCCGGTGCCGGCCAATTCCCGGAGGACTGGTCCAGCGGGATCATTATTCGGGCTTTGGCTCCATACAGCTATGAGGTAGTCGACGGCGGCGATGACCGTGACATCATCCGCGGTCCGCTGGAAATGCTGAATCCAAGCTCGGGTATGCTGATCGAAGTGGCTGGAGCAAATGCCGGGATGTACGTGGTGCACAGCTTCACGCCAGCAGTGCCAGCAGTTCCGGCTGATCCAGGATCGGCTTCTACACTGACAGGGTCCGCAGCGCCAAGCCGTTACGATTTTGACGTGACGCCGCTCGGCTTCACAATTTCGCACGCAGGAACGGCATACCCAGTAGCTCTGAACTCCGCGACAACAGACATTGCCGGTCTGGTCTCGGCTCTGAATGTGCAACTGACTGGCGTGCCCATCAAGGCCGAGCAGTCCTCAGGCGTGATTCGCTTCGTAGAACTGACGCCGTTCTTCGGCATGCCCATCACGGCGTCCGGCGCTTCGGTAGTGCTGGGCTCTGCGCCAGTAGGTGTCACAGGCGCAGCCACTACCGGCGGCACGCCTGCGCAGCCGGCTCAGATGACGCTGAACTACGACGGTGGCGAGCCGGTGGTTGGCCTTGCGTTGGGTCAGGGTCTGGCAACTATCGGCCCGCGCGGCCTCCGCTACCGGATCACGGCCTTCAGCACGAGCCTGATTGAGGTGGAGCGACTGACCTCGTCTGGATCGGCCGATGAGGACTGGCCTGGCTTCAATTCCATGCAGACGGTGAACGGCCTCATAACTCTGGACGCCTCGAATCTGCAAGGCGGTTACCGTGGGCCGTTTGCCTGCTGCCCGGACAACGAGAAGGTCATCGAACTGGAGTGGACCGTAACCTACGCCAATGGCCTGTGCGGCATAGGACGCGAGGGGCAGATCTACGAGATTCCGACCTACTACGTGTTCGAGTATCGCGACATGGACGTGTCCGGAGCCTGGACCCAGCTCCAGTACATGAACGTGGGTGGGTCGCTTGATGCCCAGGGCTTCACTGAGCGCGTATCGCTGCCATACGCAATGCGCGCCGAGGCCCGTATCCGCAAGCAGTACGTGGATCGTCCCGGCCGTATCAACGATGAAGCGCGTGATGACGCAACATGGACGGACCTGCGCGGGCGGATGCAGAACTCGCCCACCAGCTATCCAGGCTTGACGGTCATCACCTGCAACATCCGCGGCGGTGACCGTCTGTCTGCGCAGTCTGAGAGCCAGGTCAGCGTTGAGGCGACTCGCATTCTCCCGCTGATGGATGGTGGTACCGGGCCAAGCCGCGACATCGTTCCTTGGTGCATCTACCAGCTGAAGCAGCGCGGGTACGCTGATGATGACCTGGATCTGCCCGAGTGGCAGGCCTTCCACAACATCTGTGTTGCCCGCGGAGACACCTACGACGAAACGCTGGAATCGACGATAACGGTCAAGGACATGATCAACAATGCCTTGGCGTGCAGCTTCGGCGAACTGGTGACCTTCCGGGGCCTGCTGCGCCCGGTTCGGGATAGCGCCCGGGCCGCGTTCGATGTGACCTACGGCCCGAAGACCCAGACCTACTCGCCGCAGAACATGACCAAGATGCTGAAGATCAGCGGCGCCATGCCGTCGATCAACGACTTCGACGGCGTGGATGTGGAGTTCTTCTCGCGCACCACCTGGGCGTGGGAGACGGTCGAGTGCCGGTGGCCGGGTGACCTCGGCACCAAGGTCGAGAAGATCAAGATGCCTGGCATCAGCGACAGGACCAGGGCCTACCGTATCGGCATGCGCCGGCGTGGCCACCAGAAGTTCAGGACCGACATCTACACCTGGGAAACCGAAATGGACGGCAGCAACAGCGGCTACTTGAGCTTCGCAGCCGTTGCGGATGACGCGCCAAAGCGTTGCCAGAGCGCGATTCTGCTGGCCTTCGAGGTGACTGGGTCGGGAACGCTCCTGACCTCGTCGGAGCCGCTGGACTTCAGCGCTGGCGGCGAGCACCGGATAGGCGTGCGCAAGCTGGATGGCACGCTGTCCGGACCTTGGGTAGCCACACAAGTGGACCAGTACACGGCGCGGGTTGATGCCATCGACTTCACGCCAGTGGTAGACGGCCCTCTGGAGCCGCCACACATACTGTTCGGCCCTGCCTCGCGCTGGGCATATCCGACGCTGATCACCAGTTCTGACCCTGCAAACGGCAACACGTCGATGAAGGGCATGCCCTACGACGCCCGCGTTTATACCTACGACGACCAATTCCCGCCGGCCTGACCGGACCTTATCGAGCATGCCCGCCAAGTGCGGGCTTTTTCATGCCCGGAGAAAATATGCGCTACAACACCGGAAACCCAGTTGGCCCGGATGGCTCCAGCAGTCCGTTCGATTTGCACGATAACGCCGGGAACCTTGACCTTGCCGCCAACGCCGCCGCGGAAACGTGGATCGATAGGCTTGGCCGGGCTCGCAAGTCCTGGGCTGGCATGGAGGCAGATTTTTCGGCATCTCAGGCAGAAAAGGAAGAGCGCTTCCAGCAGTTTCTCCTATCTTCCGGCTATCAGGATCTAGGTGAATACGCTGCCGGACTGGAAATCACTGGTCGCAACCAGGTGTTTCGCAAGGATGGTGAGCTGTACCGAGCCGCCGCATCGGCGGACCTACCGTACACCACCACCGGCGACTGGGTTACCGAGTCCAGCAAGTTCGTTTCTGTGGGCGATGCCGCGCTTCGTCAAGAGCTTGCAGAGCCCCCTGGATCGAGAATGGTTGGGCATCTGCTTGGAGAGTCATCTACTTACCTAAGGATTCTTGGCGACAAGCTTGATGAGCTTCCAAGCGTAAAAGACTTCGGGCCAGCTGGTACTGGTAACGGCGTGACATCCGACCATTTGGCCGCAATTGCAATGGGTCAAGCCTTGGGCTACATCAGATTTTCCCGAGGAAACTATGTTTTGGATACTTGCCAGCTCGATTGGCCGGTGTTTTACGATAAGAAAGCAAGCACAAAGGTCAACAGCGGACAGACTGTCACGATCACCCAGGCGGTATCCTCGCCAAAGCAGTTCATATTCAAGGGTGACGGGCTCTACAACCTGACTCAGGTTGAAACCGGGTCTGGCGAAGACGTACGGTACGTACACGCATCGTGGTTCGGCGCATTTCCAAGCGCTGTAAACTCCGGCGATCAGGCGCCTGCTATCAATAGAGGTTTCGCGTCCATGGGCAATGCCCGTGAGTCTGTGATGGATTTCGACATCGGCGGTTACGTAATGTCATCTCAAGCCACAATAACTCGTGGGGGATGGGTTAAGGGGGCTGGCTCGAGAAGGACGGTTTTCAAATTTAACGCCGATGGTTATATCGGATTTATTGATACGGTTGCTGGTCTCGCGAAGATCACGGATTGCAACTTTGAGCTTATTCCCGGGACGGTAAGTAACCGTTCCTCACCGTTCGTTCAGTTCAATGGTAATGAGTCTGAATTCTATAACGTTCGAATGGGTGAGACTGAGAAAGGTATCGTCGTAACAGGTAACTCAGCAAGAATCTACAATATCGCGGCTGCTTATGGAAGCAATAAGCCGTCTGGATCTGATCTGATTCATGTGAAGGGTGGTAACGGGCACGTCATCAACAAGGTCAATCTTGCTACATCTTCTGCTTTCGGGCCAGAAATGATTATCCGAGTTGGAGGTGATGGCAATCTAGGGATAAATTATGTAAACATCTCAGATGTTTATCATATGACTCCCAGTATTACGGTCGGTGTCAAGGCTGCTGGCGACAATATATCCGGGGTTTTTGCCAGCAGGCTTCAGTATCATGGGTTTGCTGGCACTCCTCCGGCGCAAATGGTGCTTCTTGAAACATCTGGATCTGCAACCCTTGATAATGTAAGCGTAGATCACATTCAGGGCAGCTCAAGATCAATTGCCATGGTAACTGTAAGGCAGGGCAGTACAGGGGCAATGCGTCGGATCGCAATTGATGGCGTTCAGGATAGGCGCACTGACGGAAATGGTATTGAGCTTATACGGACTGCAGGAGTTCTTGATGATGTTTCAGTCGGTGCTAGGGTTCAGCTAAAAACACGGACCAATGCTATATACAGAAGCGGAACTCTTGGAGAGATTCGCGTAGCTCAGGGGGTTGAAAATGATTCCAGCTCCCAAGTAGGTAAAAAAGCATCAATTCCTGATGATGGGGTTTTTCAGATCAGTCTTGGTAAATCTGTGTTTTCTGCTCTGGTCAGCATATCGTCAGTGGCAGGCTCAACAATAAATTATGGCTTGTACGCTGTTCGCGCGGCAAACTCTCCGGCGGTAAGCTCAATAAGCCAGACCGCAACTATGGCTACTGCCACAGCGGTGCTAAGCGGTACAACTGGTGTGGATGGCAGAATTACACTAGGTGTTACAGACGGGGTTTTGTACATTGAAAATAGAAGCGGAGCAGCTATAAACGTGGCTGTCAGCATAATCGGGGTTTGATTGGCAAGTTAACTCATGCCCTCGTCATCTGCTTGATGCTGTTGAGCATAACTTACATGCATCGAAAAGTTTCGAACGTATTTCTCCTCAAGGACTTTACAATGGCAAAAATCACCGAATCTCAGGCCGGAGGCGCGAACGTGCTCCGGTTTCTGGATCTCATCGCCTTCTCGGAAGACACGTATCGAATCGGAAGCCAGGCTGGCTACGACGTTATAGTGACTGGCATCGACATGAAGCCTGAAACCTTCAGCGACTTCAGTGACCACCCGTTCGCCAAAGGGCGGAAGTCCAAGAAGATCAATTCCAAAGGGCTGACCAGCAACGCGAGCGGGCGTTACCAATTCATGCTCAAGGACTGGGCGCATTACCGCGATCAGTTAAAGCTTCCCGATTTCGGACCTCTCAGCCAAGACAGATGGGCAATCCAGCTGATCCGCGAGCGTCGAGCGCTGGACGACATCAAGGCCGGCCGCATTGCTGAGGCCATCGCCAAGTGCTCGAACATTTGGGCCTCGTTTCCCGGGAACAACTACGGCCAAAACCCGCACAAGGTCGAGAAGCTGCTGGCTCAGTGGCAGAAGCTCGGCGGGGTGTTGGCATGACCTGGCTCGGCGCGGTACCAGCCTGGTGCTGGTGGCTAATCGCCCTGGTGCTGGTCACCGGTGGCCAGCAGTACCGGGTTGTTCTTGCCAATGGAGAAGCCACAGACGCACGCAAGGAACTATCCGACTACCGCCTGGAGGTTTCCGAGCGCGACCGACGCGCCACTGCCCAGGCCAGAAACGAAGAACAGCGCCGCCAAGCCGTGGCGGACGAGGAGGGCGAGAGTGCACGACAAGAATTGGAGCTGGCCAAAGGTCGCGCCGCTGCTGCTGAGTCTGCTGCTAACGGGCTGCGCGGGGAAATCGCCAGGCTGCGCGCGGGCCAGCGAGCCACCTGCGATACCATCGTTGCCCAGCAGCGCCAGGCAGGAACCTCTGCCGTCGTGGTGCTCGGGGGATTGCTTGAAGAGTCTGACCGAATGGCGGGAGACCTCGCGACAGCGCTTGAGCGAAGCCGAATAGCCGGCCTGGCGTGCGAGGCAGTGGTAGATGGGCTGCGCGTTAACCCTGTCCAAAAACCATGA